CAGCGACGTGGTACGTGGTTGCACCGCCAGATTGACGGGGGATTGCAACCATGCCCTGCAGGCCGGTCATCACGTTGGCGCCAGCCTGAGTAAGAACCAGGGACTTACGGAGCAGATCGATGAAGCTTTCGCTCATCAGCTCGGTAGCCACCAGATCGCCACCACCGGAAGCAGCGCCGACGGTCAGATCGCGACGGCCATAACCCAGCACATCGGCGGGGATCAGGATGCCACGAGCTTCCTTACCGCACTTCTCTTGAGCAGCACGGCTGACTTCAAATTCGAAACCAGCAGCACGCTGAGCTTCCTTGTCGTTGGGATGAGCAAGGGCCTTGAGAGCGCGGACGAAGGAGAACTCACGGACCTCCTTGTCGGTCATGCCGATTTCGGCATCCTTGGCCTGGATGGGCTTCTCTTCAACACCCATCTTTTCCAGAAGGGCAGAACGAAGATCTTCGAGACCACGGGAGTTAGCGATAAACTCCTGGGCCATTTCGAGGTTCTTGGTGCGTTGGCCAAGAGCCATCATTTCGGCTACTTCCTTTGCCTTGGCCTGAGCGGCCTCAGCGCGGATAGCCTCAATATTGAGGTTTTGATCCACGGTGTTAACTCCGTTGGGTTGACTTTGCACGGCTGAGGCCGTAGCAGTGCTTTCATTATGGTCGAAAGCACGTCCCAGACCAACTGAATTGTCGGCTGGGATGGTAACCAGACTTATCTCGAAGGGCTGGTATTTGGTTGCACGATAAGTCACTGGTGTAGTGGACTCATCGGCCTCCATGGCGTCAATCTTGTAGCCAAAACTGACGTTGCGAATGATCCCATCACGGATGAGATCCTGCATTTCGCGGCCAAGTTCATTGTTGGCCAATTTGACACGTGCATATGCACGCTTGTTCTTGATGTATGCCCGTTGAACTACACCGACAATGCGATCAGCATCATGTTGATAAAGCAGAGGCGCTCCATCATTTAGACGCGAAAGATCCATGGATTTGGTATCCATGTCGAGCACTTCCATGCCGTAATACCGTTCGACCGGCATTTCACTGGCAAAAGGAAATTCAAGGCTGCGATCTTCGTCGTCACAAGCGCGAAAATCAACGCTGAGCGCACGCTTAAGGGTTTTGCCCTCGTAAAAACGGAGCGCCGCAATCTTGGTCAACGTAGAAAAACGATGGCCAACCAACCTATCGCTTGGCTCGTAACCATCTCCACCATCGCGATAAACGCGAATCAATGCAGCGGGATTTTCTTCCGAAGCATCAATGGTGAAAGACGAGTCAGGAACATCGATTGACTCGCTGCGGGAAATGCTGGTGATCTTGCCGCGTGCAGTTCCACCACTGGAATCCCACGAAACAAAATCACCAACCTTGAGAGCATCAGCCGCTGCGCGGTCTTCTACAACCTCAGGTACTTCCTCGACAACTTCAGGTGCTTCCACTTCAGGCTCAGCAACAGCGGCCGAACGCACTTGGACACCTTGTGGCGCAAAGCCGCGTGCCTCGCGTTTCATAAGATCCACAAATGGACTTCGCATTAGTTTAGATGTTTTTACTCAGGTTCCTGCTCATGTTGAGTCGGATGCTGAGTCGGGGCAACTTCGTTGAATTGAGTTGCGCCGTTTAGCGAAGTTTGCGAAGGATCGGTGTCCAACGTGATGTTGAGTTCATCGGCAACCGCTAGTTCATGCTGCCGTTGACGCATCTGCTCTTCAAAATCACCGCCGTGCAATGCAATGACTTGAGAGAGCGTCATGATGCCGCTGCGAATCAGATCCTTGTAAGCAGAAGCTTCTTTTTGCGGATCAACAAACTGCGCGGCAGGTGCCATCCACTTAGCAGCCATGTAACGACCGGGGTTGGTGTCAAAACCAGGGAGATCAAGGACGCCAGCCATGACGGCCATCTCAAGCCACTTCTCGTAAACCTCTTCGCACAGCGATTCGATCACGTACTGCTGCAAGACTTTGTAGTGCGTGCGCGTTTCAAGCAGCTCTAAACGCGAAGAGCTGTAGTTGCTTTGCGAAAAGTCCGAGCTGACTTGCGTGTAACTACAACCAACCCCAGCAGCCACAGCTCGCAGCATTTGCTGCACAAATGGAGTGAACCCATCATCAGGGCGATTGGGATTGAAGAATTGCATCTCCTCTCCCGGTGCCAAGCGGCGGATGCTGCCCGGCGAGAAGTCAAGGACCGACTCTTCGTTGTAAGTGCCATCCTCGAAAAGCTCCTGATCAGGAGTTTTGACGAACGCCATCATGCTGCTGCTGGCACGAGCAGCGACAATCTCTGCTTCTTCGTATCCAGACAGATTGCGAAGCCGCATGATCGCGGTGGCAAAGGCACTGACCCCACGGGTCTGGCCAGGGCGCTCAATTAGATACAGATGAATGATGTCGTCGGCAGGTATGCGCACACGACGCTTGACTGCTTTCTGGGCGTAACTGAACTGGTAATCACCGGGGTGATAATCAAAAAAGTGATAAGCAACAGCCCGGCCCCATTTATCAATCTCAACGCCCATTCGGATCTCGTTTCCGTTCTTTTCAATGGCGTTGTAGTCATCGTCAAGGAGATCGGATTCAATGATTTCCAGGCCCATCGGGACCTGACTGCCGCCAAACGGTTGACGGACAACACGAATAAACACCTCGCCCGATTCGAGCATTGAGGTAACGGAAAGACGCTGGATGTCGTACCAGCTGAGCTTGCCGCCTGCATGACAACGCTTGGCCGAACCCCAGCGCTCCCACTGCTCTTCAATGCGGCTGTTGACTTCTTCGGCCAGACGCCCGCCACGCTGCATCCGCACTTGAGCTTGCAGCTTGATGCCAGTGCCTACGACGTTGTTGCGAACAGCGCGGAGCGCAGCCTTTGCAAAATCTGAATCCCGTACAAGTTGACGAGCACGGTTACGCAGCAGGCGAATGCTGCCCCGGATCTCACTGTCAGCGGAAGTGGCCTGATTGATCCAATCAGAAGTCAGGCGATTGTTCTGCGCTGCGGCGTAAGCACGCTGCAGATTTTGATTCCGCGTTTGTGCTTCTTGGAGTTGCTGACGAAGGCCGTTGACGCGACCGAAACCCAGGAAAGCCATTAACGGAACCTCACTTTGGCCAGACCGGGATTGCCAAGACCCTGGCGGATCTTCTCGCGTCGCCGCTCCATTGCAACTTCATTTTGCAGGGTGCTGCGCAATTCCAACAGCTCGGTCATTTTGTACCGACGCAAGCTGCGGCCACCAATGCTGTATTCCTGCACCATCCCGCCTTGGGACAGAGTGCGAATTGCAGCCTCTACATACCCAAGATCAATTTCAGCGCGACTGCGATCATCAAACGCTCCAGGAGTGCCGCTGTAAGCAGCCGAGGCTTTGACGGTGAACTGGCCACGACCGGCGGTGTACTGAGTGCTGTTGTATGTGGCAACTGCTTGCCAAGTCCAAAGACCTGCATCAAAGTCAGCAGTGGTGCTTGCCGGGACCGTGATGCGCCAACCATCACCCTCGGCAGTACCTGTAATTGTGGTGCCCTCGGATGCAGTGTTCGTCCGGGCGTACCACTTCAGTGTGTAGGTGCCGCTGTCAATGACAGTGCCGATTGAGTCCTTAAAAGACGGCACGTCAAAAATGACGGTATCGCCCGCGTAGATCAGATCTGGGACAAGAATGGTCACCAGCTAGTCACGAATGAAGGATTACTTCGCACACGCCGCCTTTGCGGTGGCCGATATGGAGATTCTATCGGTTTATCAGGCTGTGCATCAGTAGGTTGCTTTTCGTTTTGAGATTTGCCAAGCGCACGCTCAAACTGCTCAAAGATCGTGTTGCGGTTGAACCGCATGTACAGGTAGTGCAATGCGGCGTAGCTGTAGCAGAAGCAGTCCAACGCTTCGTTGCGATCACCGGCCTTCTTCTTCCACTCTCGAATTGCGAAACCCTTGACGTACCGGATGACTTGGCGCTCGCTTGTTAGTTGCTTGAAATAGTCCTGGCCAGCTTCCGCGTGGAAGTGGATGTAACCAGCTCCAGGCTCGTTGTGTTTCAAACGGCCAAACAAAGTTGATTTAATTGTGTCACTGCCCACCGGAAATACTTCGGCAGAGTTTTTCAACACTTGCCCTTTGTAGTTAATATCAACCTTGGAGGGCTTTCCGATCGGCGGTTTATTACGCACGGATTGACCTTTTAAGGCGAATACACCTTTGCCTTTGCGACTTCTGGCATACGCATAAACTTCCGAGGTGTAGTGGCCGCCAGAGTCCACTCCAATCGCTGACACCTTCAACCGTCCGCCATCGGCATGCGGGTAGTCACGCAAAACGACATCGTCAACCTGATCCCACAGCTTTTGGCCAGCAGGATCTCCATAAATCGCGGTGTGACTGATCAGCCAACATTCCTCGCCGCTTCCGTAGGCGTATAGACCGATCTCGACTCGGTTGTCCTGCACGTCAACACCAGCGCACAGGATGCTGGCCCCAGTTGGGACTTCGCCTGCGGGATAAAACTCAGCACGTTCCGCGAGGCTGTCGGCGCCCAATCTTGCTCCGGTTTCTTCCTCCCAGGTTTCACCCAAAATCGTATTTACGAACGTTTTTAACAACGGGGCGTCGTTTTTCGCACGTAAAAACTCGGTGACGATCTCTTCCCAACTTTTCCAACCCAATGGCGAATACAAGGAAGACAAATGGAATCCAACCGTCCGCGAATCTTGGCTGGTGGCCGTGGCACGCCATTCGCCTTTGCGAAGCATCTCGCTCTTGTAGTGCTCTGGTATGTGGCACCCGCACGACTCACAGACGTACGCAGTTGTCTTTGGGTCTCCGTCGAGCCACTTGATGTTTTTCCACTGCAGCCACTGCATGTGATCGCAGTGTGGGCAAGGGACAAAGTATCGGCGCTGATCCGAAGCTAGATATTCGGTCTCAATGCGGCTGGTGTCTTTGACGGTGGGCGTTGAGGTCAGGATGATCTTGCGCCTGCTAAACGTTGACGCACGACGTTCCGCCAGCGCACAAGGATCTCCTTCACCGTCCACATCCGCTGGGAAAGCATCAACCTCATCAAGAAGCACCCAGCGACAAG